ATCATTCCTGTACCTTTACCGCTTTCTTCACTTACGATTTTTCTTAACAGATTTTCCGGCATCTCCAAGTTGTTTCCTCTTGTCTGGTCACCAAGAACCGCCAAGAACGGATTTCCGGCCGGAATAACTGCGCCCTGTGCAAGGTAAGGAACCCTCCTGAAGTTCGCATGAGAAAGACTGATTCCTTTACCACCGATACCTGGAACCCAATCCGGCACCTTAATATGATTCAATCCATCAATCAGATTATTAATCGCTTTGACAATCGTCTGTCCCATTGCATTAAACAAAGCAATAACCTCATTGACTGGGGTTTTGAATATCGAAAAAACCAAATTAGCAACTCCACGTAATATACCCAAAACTCCTTTTAGTGCCATATCTATATTTCCTGTAAATGCTCCTTTTAAGAATGTAATGAATCCAGAACATATCTGCTTTATACTGTTAAAAATACCTTTTACGGTACTTAATAAAACTTCTATTCCCTCTCCCAATACTCCGAGTTGAGCATTCCAATCAACGGAAAATACTCCTTTTATCCAGTCCATAAGTTTCGACATTGCAGCTTTAAGCTGATCCCAGTGAGTGATTATTAATACAATAGCTGCAACAGCTAACGCAATGGCAATAGGTATTACATTTGAAGCAACTGCAAATCTATCGAAAGCCGTAACGATCATAGAAATTGCTCCAGATAATCCCCCGGCACCAGTGAATACGCCTATAAGACTTGTAATGGCACTTCTTATTCCAAGTACAAGAGGTGATATCTTCGATGATACAAAGGCTCCAAGCAGTGCAGCTCCAATGGCATCTATAATCCATTGATGCTCTCCGAGAAAATCAAACAAACCCGCAAGTAGATTAATAAGGAACGGAAGTCCATTTTCTATCAAGAACTTAAGCATTGGTAAAATGATATTCGTATACAGTCTTTCTAAGAAACTTCCAATAGCTTCTATCAGCGGTGACATAGATTCAAACAGATTCTTAATCGAATTAAGTAACGGGTAAAAGTCCAAAGATCCCGCCCACTGAGCCGTATCCCACACAAGACGATTGATGATATCAAGTACCTTTTGGAAAGCATCTGCTATAGCCTGTATAATGGCCGTTCCTACGGCGTTTTTATTCCAAGCTATATCTAATTGCCTTGCGATATTCCCGATCGTTGTAAGCAGTCCCTGTGCGATCTGTAACATGGTAGACAGTATCTGTGTGCCTGTACCATTCGTCCAGACTTCCAACATACTACTGCCGACACTCTTTGCCAGTGCTCCAAGCTCCGACAATGCATACTTAGCAGCATCAATCGTGTTCTTTCCCTCACGTTCCCACGCTTCTTTAAATGGTTGGAATATCTGCCCCAGTACATCCTTGATTTTTTCAAAAATCGGCGGTGCATCTATCGGAACTTCTTCAAACATTTTGCTGATCGGTGTTCCGTTTACATCAGATCCAGACGGTGTTGTGTCGGTATCCTTATTTGTTGTGTACCGATTAATTTCATCGAGCGGTGACAGGTAGTCTTTCGCTGCTTTTGTGGCTTTCTTCGTAGACTTGGCGGTCTTGTCCAGACTGGCAGCATAATTTTTTTGTACTGCCAGTGCCTTTGTGTATGTTTTATTCCCGGCAAGATACCCGAAAAACATCCCTACATAAGTTATGGCTGTGCTGATAAGGTCAATGAATCGTGACAGTATCGGTGTGATAACGGTTAGTATCGGATTGAAAGCTGTAGCAAGTGAATTTTGTAATCTGATAAGGCTTCCCCACAAAACAGATAAACAACTATTGGTTCCGTTAGAATACTGAGCCAAGTTATCAAATCCGGCCTTGATTCCACTCATTACTCCCGAAAACGCCCGCATTACAATGTTCATTAGTAAGCCTGTTTTTATCATCCGTGACATACTAAATCTTGCGTTATCAACTGATTTTTCGGTCTTTTTCATATTTCCGGCAATCTTTCCACCGGCTACTCCAAATCTCCCCTCTTCTTTTGTTGTCTTTTTTAATTCATCCTGATATTTCCTAAGCGTTTCGTTAATCTTCGCTATACGTCTTGTGTTCGAATCAAATTCTTTATATCCACTTCCAATACCCGCAGATTTCAGTTCGTTCTGTCTTGCTTGTAATCTCTCTAATTCACTATTAAGATTTACGATTCTCTTACTTCCGACTTTTGCATTATCACCGATAGCCTTTAGCCGATTTGCTTCTACGGCTGCTTCAACTTCTTTCGCCCTTGTTTCTTCAAGTTTTCCATTAATTTCCGCAATTTTCCGTTCGTTTTTTCGTTCGTTTTCTAACAACTTATTCAGATAAGAATTATGGGCATCCGTTATTGATTGGTACGATGTATGCAGTTGTTTCTGCATATCGGAAAGTTTTTTCTCGGCAGCAGTCAGCTTTTCCATATCCGCTTGCGCTTCTTTAGTATTTACGCCAGAAATAAAAGCTTTCCCTGATGCCTCCAGATCATCAAGTTCTAACTTTGCATACTTGATTGTGTTCGCAAGCTCATCTATGTCATACTGCATTTTCTTATATGATGTGCTATTGACCTTTCCACCTGTAGCTCCGAAACGTTCTTTTGCATCGTTAAGTCGATTGAGCTTTTCCTGTGCTTGTTCAATCTGTGCTGTTATCTCTTTGTATTCCGTAGTCGGAATCCGTTGATTCGCATAAGCAGCTACCTTTTGCCGTAAGGATTCTACTTTTTGTTCCTGCGTACTGTACTCATCATTTAGCTTCACAAAAGAATCTATCTGGTTATTAAGAGTCTTTTTTACATTACTTCCCAATGTATTTACTCTGTCTGCTGCCCGATGCACTCCCGCTTCAATTTCTGCGGTACCCGCCTTTATGCCATCAGTTCTGATTTTTGTGTTAATAACAATACTTCCATCTTCTGTCATGTATCGTCCTTTCTACCGCTTACTGTTAACGGTTAGCGGGCAACTCCAAACGTTGCCCGGTTATTCCTTATATTTTTTTAATCCATTCCTCAAATAGATCATTTAACTTATCAAAAAATTCAAGGTAAAGTGTATATGATGGCTTTTGCACTCCGAACACCTTTTTGCAAGCTCCTTTTCCAAATAGTTTTTCGAACTCTACAGCGAATTTACCATCCAATGTTTTATAAATCTGGTCTTTATTGTGCGGCTTTCGCTCTTCCTCTTTCTCCGCTTGCCCCAACAATTTCAACATTTTTCTTATAGCTTTTCCTGTTTTTTCTATTCCGGTCGGAAACGCAATCGAAATATGCCCGTTTTGAACTTTGATAACTTTCTTTCCATCAATCGATATGTTTTTCATTCTCTCTCTCCTTTCTGTCCAGATTCACCCATATCAGAGCATTAGTGCAGAAATTAAGAAACTCTGTTGTAAAAATCGCCAATAAAATAATTGTTAAAAATACCTTCATGTTCTTTCTCCTTTTCTATTCAGTTAATTGTTCCATACTTCACTTGCTGTAATATTCAGCGCATCAAGGATGTTATCCTGTTCTCCTGGCATATTCTCTTTAAATCGGATCTCTAACTTTGTCAGTTCCAAGTCCATCCGCTGATTATCATTGAACCGCTTCATGAGCAGTTGTGCCGCCTTAGTTCTGTCAGTTATAGCCGGATCTAATCCAAACTGCTCCGCTATATCTCCTCGCATCACAGATGTAAGGAATTCCAAGACTTCCTCTGTCGTTGCTACTTCTTCACTTTTGGTTTTCTCCAATATCTCATTCATGTACTCGACAACATTCGGCTTTGTCAAATTCAGCGATCCTATCTGTCTTGCTGGCCGCTCACTGTATCCGGCTTTCTTTGCCGCATCTGTTATGTTTCCAGAGATCAGAAATTCCAATGCGAATTTCTTTTGCTTCGATGTAAGTTTTTCTTTCATCTATCCACCGTCCCATTCTATTCGTTGAATCAAATCATCACCTCCGCTGTCTTTTTCTGCAATATGGGTTTTAACCTTTGCCTTTCTCAGCAATCAAATCATCCCCCCGTTATCTTTTTCCCTATATGTTCCAGATGTCATGTTTTATCGTTCAGTGCTATATAGTTCATTTACCTTAATATTTGTTAACATATCAAAGCTTTTTTGCTACGCACTTGCCTATATCTCCTCAAAATGTGAGCAAATGTTTGCATTTTCTCACCATTCCACCCGGTACGACCATAATAATCCCTCTTCTTCACTCTCCGGGATCCTCACGCACAACGTCTCCTGTACGCCATACAACTGCGCTAAGTCAATAATAAGCTTTTTCATTGATTCTATCGTCCTCGCACACAGCTTGATTCCCACAGCCTTTGTGTTATCTCTGAGCCTTACTTCTTTCAACAACACATCAGCTATCCAGATTCTGTCTCTTTTTTCCACGCAAATTCCCTGTATGAAATACAGCCTTGCTATCCTGTTTTCTCTTTCTATCCTCAGTTCCACCATTGCCACGCACCTCCCACCATGTTAAAATGATTGAAAGGTGCATCCTGCTGCCAACTTTGCCCGATAATGGCAGCAGGATGCACGCTTTTCTATTCCTCTAAGATTCCTCGCAAAAAAGCTTCATTTCGTTCGTCTGCCTTTTTCTTCCGTACACTAAACTCCGGCATCGCAAGGACTGTACTGGTTTCCATTATTCTGCTGCTTATGCGATCATCACATTTCAGATTATCAATCATGACATTTGATGTATAAATGGTCGGTAACATATTCTCATACCGCCTATTCACCAATCTGTAAATAGCATCTGAAATCCAATCCTTGTCCTCTTTCGTTGCTCCGATATCATCAACAATCAACAATCCGGTATTCATAATTGCGTTCATCTGTTCTTTGACCGCTTCATTTTTGCTACTCCGCACAAGCTCTATGTAATCAGCAACAGTTGCAAACTTGATCGAAACATCTTGCTTTTTCAACACCTCATTCGCCAAACAACATGCAAGAAGCGTTTTCCCACTGCCCTTAGTGCTTGAATAGATGTACAATCCCCTGCCTTGTTTCCGAAAAGTCGCAAAGCTATACACAAAGGCATTGGCTATCCTCTTCTGAATCTCTACATCCTCTGAATACTGCCCCCAGTCAAAATCTTTGCCATCTTTGGACATGTATTCTACCGGCATTCCACTTCTAACTCTACGGCTGTCAATCTGTCCGTCTAATATCGCACCATCTGGAACAAAAAAATCTGCGCTCTGTCCATAATTCTCAACCAAATATTCCACCAGAACTCCATTTTGTTCCTTTGTTTTCACTGTTTTCACGTTAGTTACCTGTGCCATCCCGGAGAAATTGCTTGTAATAATCCGATGCTGGTCTCCGATTTTCAGTGTCTTGTTCATAATTTTTGTCCTCCTTATTCTTATAGTTGCCATCCAATACCTTTGCAAGGTTCCTGTCCTTCATAACCCAATCAAAATTAGCTGACCAATCAGAACCATTATTGCCTCTCAAAAATTCGCTCCGCTCCATTGCTTCAAAAGCTTTTCTCAGATCATCTATTGAATATGTTCGTAGCCTTGCCCGGATTGCTTTCTTCCTTGCCTCCGATAATGATTTTACTTTTGGATACGATACACAGATAGCATTGAATGCTTCCATCACCTCTCTGTATTCAGTCTTACTTTTGAGAGTGTTAATATTGAAAGTGTTAATATTAGTTTCCTCGTTTCCCGTAGACGCATTTCCCGCATACTCATTTTCCGTACACGGCATTTGTATATTTTGAAGATTCGGCACCAATACATATACATTGCCAGAAAAACTTTGGTTCTCATTTTTGCGTTGTTCTTTCTTCACAACGCCTGCACCAACCAATAGATTCATATGCTTGTAGAACCTTGTCCGGCTTATCTTTAATTTGTCACAAATAAAATCTACACTAGGATACGCCATTGCTTTTGATCCAGCGTAACTGCACAACATTCCATAAATAGCTTTCGCCTCGATGGTCAAATTTTCCATCTCGTATACCTCTTGATAGGTCAAACCATAGCCACCCTTTCCCATTTCTTACCTACTTTACTTCTGTTAATGCATCAAAATACTGATCTGCCTTTCGCGTATCATACAATACACGTTTTCCAATCCGTACTGTACATCCAATTTCCTGTCCTAATTTCAATGCGCTTCCACGACCCAAACTTGTGTATGCCATAAACTCCTCTATACCTAAAAGTCTCGGCTTCACACTTGCATTTGTTCTTTCATACATTATGGACCACTCCTTTCTTGTTCGTCTAAGTTCATGGTAATACGTCTTGCAGTGTATAGTCCAATACTGTATAATGAGAATCATAAAATATATTTATAATCGAAAGGTATAAAAAATAATGGAAAATGATGAAAAGAATATAATTTATGATACTTCTATACTCAAAAGAAATATAAAGAAATTAATGGATAAGGATGATAGCGGATTATCGCAAACAAAACTTGCAGAAAAATTTGGAATGTGTCAACCTCGTCTTTCCAAGCTTCTAAACACAGACACTTCGGATTGCTTTACCGTTCAACAAGTAGGCACCATTGCTAATTTTTTTCATGTTTCAATAGATTCTCTTTTTGGCATACAACCAGAAACCTCAGAAGAGACCGACCAAGAGATAACTCTTTATAATATTCTTGATAAATTATTTGAATTAGATAAACTTACTGAAATTGAATTTAGAAACAGAAATGTTAAAAGTTCCGGCAAAGCCCCATCTGATTACCGACCATACATTTTATTTAAAAATGAACAGATAAATAAAATTTTAGATGAATGGATATCTCTACGTCTAAAATTTGACGAATTACATAATACTGAATTAAAAAATAAAATGTTCAAGTTATGGAAAGAAGACACTCTAAATGAAGCAAAACAGTGCCCTCAAAAATATAACTTTTTAACTAAAAGAGAAAGGCAAAAAGAACTTATGGATATAATCTTACAAAAATACGAAGACTGTCCTTATAAAGACGATTTCCACATACGATTATGCTCTGAAGACTACACACTTATACAGGAGTATTATGATTCTTTTTTTTATCGCGCTGATTATCCAAATCAGATCGATTTTATCGAGTATTTAATAACCTGCATATCAGAATTGCCAGAACCTCCTTGCCCTGCACCTCAGGCACCAATATTTCCACCAGTGGAATAAAGTATTTTCTACCTTTTATTTTCCCATTTTGGACAGATTTTGGACAAATCACCTTAACACTCACCACGCAAAAACGCTACACCCCTTGATTTACTTGGACTGTAGCGTTTTTAGATTATTTATAACCTCTTAAGCTCTTCTTAAGATTTTTCCGATTTCTTTAAGGAATTTAACATACTTTAGACATATTTGTTTTTTATAATAAATTTAGATAGTTGAGAGAGACAAATTCAACTATCTCCCCCTCATAAAGTAGCACACCGGGAATCCGGTGCAACACTTTACTCTCATTCCTTTAGATAACTATAAAACAACGAAGCCCGTTAGCCCTTGTGGTTAGCGGGTTTTCGCTGTTCTGTACTTGTTGCAAAATCCGCTTCGGTCAAATCTCGGTCAAATAATTTTCTAAAGAAATGTTGCACCTTTTCTATTCTCTTTCTTATTCTTGTTCTGATTATATGATTTCCTTATACAAATTCTGTAATTTATCCATTTCCGATTTTGCTTTATCATCTGTGACGTGCGTATACAAATCCAGTGTGATTGCTATGGAATAATGTCCGAGGAATCCTTGTACTACCTTTGCGTCAATCCCGGCTTCAAAACAACGCGTTGCAAAAGTATGACGAAGTGCATGTGGATAAAAATGCGGAATCGGTATAAACACTGTCTTGTTTTTCTCTGCCTGCTTTTTTCGTTCCTTATTGATAGATTTTTCTATCCAGTCTAACGTCACTTGAAAGGTGTGTTCTGTAATCGGTTTTCCGTTCTTTCCAACAAACACAAGATTTTCAAATCCCTCTAATGGTTGCCATTCACTAGCTGACAACTGCATTTCTTTCAACTGAATCCACTGACGTTTTAAAGCCTTATACACACTGTCCTGCATGGGAATCGTCCGTATACTGTTCTTTGTCTTTGGTGTCTGGTACTTGAATACATACTTCTTTGTTTCCTTATCTTTGATATACACCAACGTTTTATTTACAGAAATTTCCCGTTTCCGAAAATCTACATCATCCCATGTAAGCCCAAGCAGTTCTCCGCCACGCATTCCCGTTCCGAGTGCTACCTGTATGAGATTCTCGTGTATTCTCTCCTTTGCGTGTTCCAATACTTCCCGTTGTTCTTTCACAGTCAGTACCCGTATCTGTTTTGTCTTTGTTTTGGGAACTTCCACTCCTGCACATGGGTTGAATGTAAGAATCCTGTTATGCACTGCATATTTGAACATAGCATTGAGAATATTATACACATCCCGTATAGTCTTTGTGCTGTAATCATCATCTGCCATATTCTGAAGCAGACGTTCCAAAATAATCGGATTAAAATCTGCCACACGTTGTTTTCCTATCTGCTTCTTTATGTAACGTCTGTAAAAATCATCATAACGTACTTGTGTACTCTCCTTGATAGTCCGCTTCTTATGGGTATTCAGCCAGATATCAAACCATGTATCCAGAGTGATATTATCGCCC